TCCAAGATGATTTTAATGTCTTCCTTCTGTCTAGAGTTTCTAGTTATCAGTGGTCGATTATCTAAGTAGATTATTTCACCCGACTTTTTATTTATCTCAGGAGATGCAAGACCATTTGTGAAGTTAACACCTAATGAAATAACTTTATTTCCAGTTGGATTAGTACTAATTCCAGTAAAGTTTTGGTCAACTGTAGCAGTAAATCCACTTGTTGGTGCAGTTATACTTTCAGCTGACGATTCAAAACCTAAAACCTTAGCTTCTGTCGTTATTCCTACGTAATCTGTTTGGTCAGATGTAGTTTGATTAAAATATATTGATCTATCCTGATAATATTTGATTACATTTGTGTCAGTATCATAAGATACAATATATCCTTGTGCTGTCCCATTACTTACTGTTTGTTGGATTTTTTCTCCTATTGTTGGAGTTCCAGTTGGAGAAATAACTTTGATAGCATTAACTGATGAAAAATCATTATCAGTGAAAATAGATGTAGATCCAATAGAGGTTGGATTTTTAATTACACTTATTTGTGCAAATTTAGTGTCTGTTGGAAAATCTTTAGTTGAATCATCAAATCTTGCATAAATTAAAAGTTTATCAGTTCCCAACTCTTTGTATAAATCAAAACCATGACCCTTTGATGGTGGGATAATTGGTATTAATTTAGAAAAATTACCAACTGATACACCTGAGTTACCAAGAGGACCTAAATCAACCACTCCATATGTGTAACCTTGACCACCAGATGATACATTAGTTTTTACTATTCTACCATTACTATCAGTGTCAATAACAACTTTTGCACCAGTTCCATCACCAATAATGTCAACTTCTCTACCAACTATATTCTGTGAATAACCAAAACCTTGTTTATCAATATAAACTTTTTTAATTTGATTATTGTTTATGGTTGAATCACCATTTTCACGCACTGACTGAATCTGTGTTTCTGATGAAGTTGGCCAATTGCCAGGAACTGAAATATATTCAGTGGAATCAAACTTAATAATGTCACTTGGAGGAACTGTAAATAGATACTTCCAAATATATCCATCACCACTCTCACCTGCTCGTGTTGGTTCTAAGTCTGTAAATAGTGGTTCATCTTGTGAAGCATTCCCAGTAGTGCTAATACCAGAAGATCCGTTGTCAATACACACATATACATCAAAGTTTTTATTCATTACATAATAATTTGATGCATATAACCTTGTAGAATTTGTTACAGGAGATGGATTTACAACACTATAATCATGACGATACATTTCATATCTTGTTCCTTGTGTCCAATTTCTTCTTGTTATCAACCTTCTTACGTTGGCACTAGTGACTTTTTTTCCAAATATCTGAGTATCACCACTATGATTCATATAATTGAAATTGTCTGTTGGATTTGGTGTATTAGTATTCCAATCTGTAGTTCTACCAAAACCAACTGCAAGTGCTGGATTAGCGAGACCTAGCACAACATAATAAGAGTTTGCAGAGTTATCTACCGTCTCTACAAAGTTGTTTGCATTTAGAATTCTAAATTGATCTGTTACAATTGCAGCCATATCATTAGCTTTTTTCTATATTTATACTACCCAAGATCCTTTCTTAAAGATCCATTGTCTCTAAGACCAAAATCCCTTCTCTGGATAGATGGGTAAGTTGTTAATCCAGAGTCTATTGTTAATCCAGTAACACCTATTGATACAGGATTAGTACCTCTTGTGAACCCTGATAGTCTTCCCCAAGAGAAACTACCAATGGTAGAACCAGAAGTATCTATACCAGTGGTATTTACACCAGTCATAATATTGCAAGTAACAATACCAACACCCGAATTGAATGCATTAACAAAATAGATATTATCTACACAGGTTGTCCCTGTAGAGACAATCGTGGAATTATCACTAACAACTGATGTTACACCATGACCAACTTGTGTTCCAAATACGTATATTGGATACCCAACCTTCAAATCATTAAGAACTGAATTTGGATTATTAGTCAAATCAGCACTTATTGTAAATTTAAGTGCAAGTGGATGACCTATTCCATCAGTAACACCAATACCAGTTATAGAACCATCAAATCCTTCTATGGTAGTGATAGTGTCAATATCCTCTTTAATTGGTCTTGGAAGTTGGGCAAGAACTTGAGGAACTGCTGATGTTGTATAACCAAAACCAGGATTAGTAATTGTTGGAGTTCCAGTTATAACACCATTTGTTATGGTCGCAGTTGCGGTTGCAGTTGTTCCAATACCAACTCCTATAACGTGAGGAGCAGATATTGAAATAGAAGTCGTAGACCCAACATAACCACTACCACCATTTGTTATAGAGAGTGATGATATTGTGCCAGCAGCTGAAACAACTGCAGTAAATCCAGCTGCAACAGGATCTGTTGAACCAACTATTAATCCACCAACACTACCAATAACTAAACTTGAGAAATCTTCCTCGTAGTTGAAGAATTTTGCATTATCAACAAATAGTTGACTTGAAGATGTTGTTACATCATCAATAATTTTTGCAGTAGGATAAACTTGAGACTCTATTGAATCTCTAGATTTAGATACTATTTCACCATTTACCTTCTTATCTACTTTTTGTTTTGTCCAACTTAAAGGTTTGAAATCAGTTTCATTTATACCAAGTCCAGTATAAAGATTAGTTTCAACCTCATCAGATGATTTAATTGAAAAAATTGTTCTTGAACCTTGAGTTGTTGTAATACCTACTTTAAATAATTGGACAATATCACCTGTCTTAATAGTTGGAGACACTGATGAACCTGCAGCAACTTGAACAGAATCAACACCAGTAGTGCCTTTATAGAAGAATATATCAATAATATCTTCAGGGTCGGGTGCTTGTGCAAATTCAAATGATGTACCTCCATCAAATGTATATGCTTCACCTGGATTTTGAACAACTCCATTTATGAATATTAATAATAAAGCATCTAAATTAATAAGTGAAGAGTTTGGATTATTTTCATCAATTTCAAAACTTAGTAAACTAGCATTATATACTATTGGGAATCTCTTTCTAACACCATCCTGCAAATCCCTAATTGAATCTACAAAATCAAAATCTCCAAAATTCCATGATGAGTACTGATCTCTGAATACATCAGTAACAGTTAATTCAAAATCATTTATTAACTCAGAAGTATTTAAAAATCTGTCGGTAACTAATCCAACAGGTTTAAATACATCACCAACTTTAAAATTATATCCATTACCATTTAATTTGAAATTAGTTATTTCATATGAAGTTGATCCTAGACCAACATTAGTATTAGCAGCACCAACTACAAGATCTAAAGTTACACCAGTTCCAGTATCAGTTGTTGATCCAATACCTCTTCTAGAAACTCCAGTAATTGGTAGATTTGAATATGAAGGTGTAGAAATTTGTATTTGTGGTTGAGTATAACCAGTACCTGCATTATTAATATTAAATTTAAGTGCACCACCTGTTCCAGTATTTGTAATACCTACATTTACTGTAAATGTATTAGTTGTTTTCGCAGTGATTGCTAGAGTTGCATTATGTGCTGGATCTCCTCCTGCTGAACTTGGAGTAGGACCAGAACGTGGATATGAGTGATCTGTTGAGAAATTGTCTTGTGCACATCTGAATACAAATGAATTTGTTGCAAGACCAACTGTATCACTTGTGGTTAAACCATGAGATGCTTTTGTAATTACTAAATTTCCTGTTGCAGGATCATATGTAGCACCTGTAGGGGTAAGTGGAGAACCTCCAGTCACTGTAACAGCATTAGTTGATGCACTTACAAAAACATGTGTGTTAGAAACAACCTCTGCAGAGATATCTGCACTTGCACCATTTCCAGATAAATCTGTAACAGCAACAGAAACTGGATTACGATATCCAGAACCAAATGTTAAATCTGCAAGAAATTCAGTTGCAGTTCCATTTCCAACATAAGTACGTGCTTGTGAATCTACACCAATGTCCGTTGTAAATGTTGTTGTTGATAAGATTCCAGTAATACTAAAATCTCTGTCATTTGGGATAGTTAAAGATGGATTAAATGTCATTCCATCTAACCTAACAAACTCGTTTATATTTCTAAATCCATGATTTCCTGAAGTTGTAACTTCAAGTTGACCTGTTAAATGATTATATTTTGCTGTACTGATACCAAATGAACTACCAGTTGTGGATAAACCAACAATCCCAACTATTGCTCCACTTCCATTCAAGGATGCTTTTACTTTTGCTGGAGCTAAATTTGCAACTCCCAATCCACCAGTTGATCCAACTGAAACTATCACACCACCTCTTGGAAGTTGATTTTGATTTACATCTGTATCACTAATAATCTTTTGACCATTTGATGATGTAATACCAGTAAATATAACATTACTTGATCCACCAGATTCTGCAAACTCATAGTTGTTGCCCAAATTATTAAAGGTTGATGGTGTCTGGAATATTCCATTTAAAAGTAAAATACTACTTCCTGTCTGTATTCCTGTTGTGCTTGCACCTCCAACTTTAATTGGATGTGTAGCAGCAATACCTGTAAATCCACCAGAAAGATCATCAAATACTGTATTTGTACTATAATCTTGTCTTAAAAAGACTCTTCCATTAAATGTAGATCTAAGAGGATCAAGATTAGCCTCAGTTTTTTGAGTCGTGTTAGTTCCTCTTGGTGCTTCAGTAAAGTGTATAGTACTATCAACAATATTATAACCACCAGAGAATAATCTAGTTGTAGCACCTGAACTATGGTTAGTAGCAGCAGATCCTATTGCACCTCTTTCTACCACAAGAACATTTACAGATCCAGTTTGTGTTATTGGTCCTACTGATGTTGTTCCTAATCCAACATTTGTTATTTTCATGAACTCATCATTAACCTTAATAACATCACCTGATTGTATTGATGAGATCCCTGTTACACTAAATGTTGTTTGATTATTTGTAATGTTATACTCTAAATCAGTTGTAATTGGAGTAAATGCAACTGGAGATTGTATTACACCATCAAGTGATAATAATGCCTTTTCATTCTTTTTGAACATTTCAAATTCATGAGCATTTCCAGTTCCAGTTCCAGTAAATGTTACAGAAATTCCTGCTAGTGCGTCAGGATGAGATTTTGAAATTTTAAATGTATCTTTATTAATTCTTATTGCATATACTTCTGATCCTAAAGTTCCACCAGCAGTTGCAATACCAGATAAGGATAAACCAGTAAAAGTTGATCCAGGTGAATATATTAATCTTTCACCAGTTTCAAAGAAATGGTCAATTATTGTGAATATACCAGTAGATGGATCTAAAGTTGATGCATCCGATGGATTGAATTGTTTTTGGAATATTGGTTTTGAATTACTTTGAAGAGCAAAACTTGTTTTATTAGATCTTGTTCCATTTATTGCATCATACTGAGCAAAAGATAAAGATTCGGTGACTGTTCCATATTGTAAATCTGGTGGCACATTAAGTAAATCAGTTTCTGAGTAAAATGCCTCAGTAAACGTTTGAACTTGAACACTATTAGTTCCACCACTATACAATGGATCTGGATGAAAATTAAGATTTAAATCATTTCCAACAATCGTAGATGAGAACGTTCCAATACCTGATGTACTTCCGATTGATAAAAACGGGTATTGTTTTGTGTAAGAATCAGTCGAATCATGTGCTACCAAAACTTGATGGAGTGAACTTGTTGATCCACTTGATACTCTTACAAATCCTTTTAATGAAGAAATTTGATTTTCTAAGAATGTTGCGATTGTAGATGCTGTTGAAACATTAGAAAAATTAGATTCAAATTTAGTTGTTCTTTCAGTGCCATCTAATTGACCTGTTAACTTAAATCTATAAGTTCCAATACCTGCAGCGGTTGTTCCTATACCAATAACTCTAGATCTTACTAAAACTTCATTTGCTTGATCATTTTCAAAATTTAATGATAAAATATTTGATGTAATATCTGATTTAAATGTTCCAATAAAATTAGATGTTGGTCCGTCTTCTGTATCTGCATAAAATTCAGATATAAATGAATTTGTGCCATCATGAGTTAGATATAGATCTACAAAATTAGTTTGATCTGTTGTTACATTATTTACTTCAATAGATGCAAAAAGTGCATCAGTATTATTAATATTAGTTGAAATTATTAAAGATGTGGTTCCTGTTGATACTGTTGTATTAATACCAGACAAATTGATAAATCCAATTGATTGAGTTCCAATACCCGTTAAATTTGTATTAAATGATGTTTCAAGAATTTTAAGATCATAGTCATTATTTTCTGGGTCATCTGGTGTAAATTTAAGACTAATATTATTTGATAAATCAATTTGTCCAACAATTTCTCCTAATTCTGATGAGGATGTGTGAATTTTTGCTCTTTCTGCAGTAAATACATCAGTATCATCTTTGTATAAAATAATATCTGATAATTGAGTTTTATTATTATTTGGATTTCTTGCTTGAACTAAGAATGTAGCATATCTTGTATTAATTGATAAATCTAAGAATTGAGTTAAACTAGACGCTGTATTAGAAAATAATCTACTAATATCATCAATTTCTAAAACTCTATTTGTTCTACACTCAATATATGGAGATAATTTTGTATTTCTCAAAGCCAAGTACTTTGATTTACCACTTACGGTGTCAACATCTATAGCAAAATCAAAATTATTAATCGTATCAACTCTCTTTTGATCAATAAAATCTAATGCTAGAGTATCTGCAAAACTAGAAGTTGTAATACCTGCATTAGCACTAGATGATATTCCTACGTCTGCAAAATTTTTCAATCCACTAGTATGAAGCATTCTATTTACTGAGGTAACTAGAGTTTCATATGGAACTGAACTTTTCACACTATATGATAAATTTTGATAGTAATCATTATCTGGTGTTACTTGATAATCTTGACTTAACTTACCTATATCATCATTCCATCCTTGATCTTGCCTTAAAGAATAACTAATTTCAAATCTTCCTGAATTTTTTAATATTGAATTAATTGTAGCAATGTTTCCAGACACAAATCCTTTTATGAGTTGACCAGTAGTTAAATTAAAAGCACCAGGTACTAATTCTTCAATTTTTATTAATTGATTTGTTGATTTTGTTATTTTTAATTCAACAGGGACGTATGAAGTTCCTACAAATGCTAATAACTTTTCACCAACACTGAATTTTGAAATTTTCTGAGTAACATTAAATTTAGGATAATCATTTCTACTTACTATGATGCCATAAGAATTTTGAATTGTTTTTGCTACACCTGGATTAGTAGTGATAGAAGATAAATCAAATTCAACAGTAGCTGGATTTGTATTACTTACAGCACTTACTTTAAAGAACTTAAATCCATTATCATCCGAATTAAATCCAGTTCCAGTCTCTTCAAATTTTTGAAGACCCTCTACGTATATTTCTTCATTTAATGAGAATGGAGCAGTTGTAAATCCTAAAACAGGAGTTACAAGAGTACATGTTGCAATTCCTGTTGATGGATTATATTCTAACTTACTTACAGTTGATCCATTATCATTATTAATAGCAAATATCTCATGTGTAACAGATTCTAAACCTTTTGGTTCTACTATGATTTCTACACCACTTAAAGAACTACTTGTGAGATTTGCTCCAATAATTGCACCTGATTCATCTTTTTGCCCAGTTATTGGATTGACAATTACCAAATCTGGTATTGATGTGTAGTTCTTACCACCATCAATAATCTCAATATTTGATATTGTATTAGAGTTAACAATTGATATAACAGGAGAAACAAAAGCTTCTGGTTTAAGTGTCGGATCTGAAGAATATTCAAAACCTGGATTTAAAATTCTAATATCATCTACTCTGTTAATATTAGTTGATCCTGGTAATAAACTTGCGTTAGTTCCTTGAGTCGATGCGATGCTGACAAATGATGGTAGACTATCATAACCCACTCCACTAAAATCAATACTTACTTTATCTACAGGACCTTTTGCTCTCGGTGATTTTGTAGAATATTTTAAAACACTAGTCTCAGATGAATTATATGATAACTTTTCTGGTACTTTAGGTAATGATATACTAAAACTTGTATATGAAGCACCAACAATAGGTGGCACATTAAATATCGAATATTCACCATGATAATCACTATCTAAATAATGAATTTTATTATAGTTGATAACATCAGTATCAGATGTGCTTATAAATCCTGATTTTTTAATATTATAGAAAAGATTTAAAGGATTATCAGGCGAATAATCGAGTGTTACAGTCGCAGTTGAAGTGACACCAACTGTCCCAACACCTGAAACTTGTAAATTTGTAGTATTTCCAACAGATACAAACTCATTTTTATAATCTTTATCATAATAGAAGTTTAGATTATATCCTAATAAAGATGTATGTCCTACACCAAATACTAGATTATTATCTCTTAAAACAGGTATTGGTGGATTAATTAATGAAATACTTTGATTTGATCCACCAGTTCCACTTGTAATACTTAAAGTATTTGATGGATTAGAAGTAACATCTACATATGTTTCTCCCAAACTAATTGAATTATCATCTATTTTGTACACATAATATGATCCAGTAGATAGACCTGTAGCGGCACCATTATAGAATATCTTGTCACCAGTTTCTAAATGATGATTAGTTAAATCTATCTGATTTGTTTTAACTGATGATGTGGTAAAATCTATTGAATTTACAAGTAAATTATGAGTGTTTGAATCAAATCTAAGATCTATTGAAGTTGATGTTCCTATTCCAACTGATTGATTAGGATTGATAGTAAGGTTTATCACATCACTATCAACTAATCCATGTGCGGTTGATACAGAAACCACAGCATCAATTCTTTGTAATTTTCCAGTTACCTGATTTAAATTACTTTCAAATAGATATTCAAAACTACTTGAACCAACGGTTGTATCACCCACAAAGGATAATCCATCAGAACTTGTTGTTAATCCAACTTGAGTTACAATGCCAATATAATCTTTTGATTTTCTAATTACATATACTTCAGTAGTAAGTCCTACTGCTGGTAGGTTAAATGTTGTTACACCATCATCTTTTGAAACTGTCAATGCATATCCAGCATTTGGTCTTGATAATGTTACTCTTTGATTTGTTTTAAATGGATGATTTGGAATCCTTATACTCCGAGTTGGAGTAGAAACAACACTTATTAAATCACCAATTGTTGAAGTTGCAGTAGATCCTAAACCAACCACAGTTCCCACACCAACAGATTCATGCGGATTAAAGTATACTTGATCGTTAATGGATGAGTCAAATACCTCTGTTCTTAGTGGTATATTAAAGAAATTTGGTATGAGAGATACTTGTGTTGATACAGTGTGTATGCCACTTGATAATCCCCTTCTAACTCTTAATACATTATTTTCGTTAAACGTATTTAAAACTAATAATTTTTCTGTACCGATACCTATGCTACTACCAACTGAAATATTTTCTGGTATATTTGCAACATAAATGTCAGTTACAATACCACTAGTTGATGAATTTGGAACATCTTGATATAAAACTGTTTGAGCAGTATCAATACCAATTTTATGAGATCCAGATAAACCTTTAATTGCAGTGGTGCTTAAACCTGATATAACAACATTATCATGAGCATTTAAACTAGGTGCTGTAGAAATATATGCTGATACATGACTAGGATCTCTCCAAACAAAAATAGTATTTTCAAAAGTATCAATAGTTGTTACAATTGAATTAATTTCTTTTCCAGATACACTATTTACAGATACACTTAAACCACCACCATTTGTACCTGTATTATCAAATATAGCTGAGTTTCCAACTTCATAATTATCTCCAGTATTGATAATTTCTATTGAATCTATTGACCCAGATGTGGTTGATTCGACAATTGAAGATTGTTGTGTTATTTCATTAGATTCAACAATAAAATCATTATCAGCGAAAGGATCAGATACTTTATATGGATAGCTATTACGTATTAAATCAGAATTATCAAAATCAAATGTTGTTTGATTTATATTAAAGTTTTCGGTTGTTGGTTCTGATCTATAAGTATCACCAATAAAATATGGAAAGGTAGGTAATTGTGAAATAGAATTAATACCAACAAAATATGCATATACACCATTTGGATATTCTGGAGTTCTTCCATATCTACCATTGTGTTGATCTAAATCTCCTGCATTAATAAATCTATGATCTTCAACAAAAAATCCATTACTAAATCCGTTTGGTCGATTAACTACATTGTCAACATCTAAAACATATCCAGATTTTAATATTTTAATAGCTGAATCATCATCGGTTGAATCACTATAACCATATGGTCCATATATTGGATTTCCATCATATGCCCAACCAATTATCGGTGAATGACCATTTCCAGTATCACCAAATGCATCATTTCCAATTTGTGTTGAATATCCTACTATAGAATATTCTAATTTATTATTAGTTTCTATTAATGCCTCATTTCCATATCTAGAAAAAGTATTAACTGACAATCCCCTAACATTTACATCAATTTTTGTTCCAGTTCCTGGTGGAATAACGTTAATACTAACTTTATCTTGTTGATATTGTAATCCACCTTCTAATATAACTACCTCTTCAATTTTACCACCTCTCACAACTGCTCTTAACTTCGCTCCAAGTCCAGTTCCTATCCCCACCACCTCTAAATCGGGTGCAGAAGCGTATTCTTTACCTTTTGATTGTATTTCTACAAAAGTAATTTTACCATCGGTTACAATCGGTTTTAACTCAGATTCCTTACCAGTTTTAACTGAAACTGATACTGATTTTTCAAGATTTAGAATATTAGATCCATACCCAGATCCTTTTTCATATAAGAGAACATCAGTGATAGGTCCTCTGACAACTGGAGTTGCTGTAATAATACCTACAGATGTATTGGCTAATTCATATTTTAAATTTAATTTTATATCTGGATATTTGAATACTTGGAACCCTGTTCCTTGATCTGTAAACTTGATATAATCTTTTCTGTCATATTCAGAACTTATAGTACCCCCAAGTCCTGCATTTGTAATTCTAAATGCATTACTATTAACTTTCAACACCTGATAAAAGTTAGAGGTAGTGGTTATACCAGTGGATGTTGTTAAACCACTAATTGTGGTTGGTAATGTAGATCCTATACCAACAGATGTTGTATAAACAATTTTATCCCCATCATTAAATCCGTGCTCATCAAAATGAATAGTATTAGTTATTGTGTTAATTCCAGTTGGTTTAACAAAAACTTGTCTGTTTTCATATCCACTTCCACCATCAATAACTCT